AGGTCAGAAAGGAAGTTGCCTTGAGCGACGAAGAACAGGCTGTAGCGGAGATCAGCCCCGCGCCGGAACAGGAAGCCACGGCGGCACCTGAATCTGTTGAGACGACGCCGGAGGAACAACAGTCTACAAAATCGTTCTCTCAAGAAGAGTTGGACGCGATTGTAGGCAAACGCCTCGCAAGAGAACAGCGCAAATGGGAAAGAGAGCAAGCTCAACGGCTTGCGGAGCAACAGGCTAGACAGCCCGTCGCACCTCCACCCGCGCCAGATGATTTTGAGAACGCGCAAGCCTATGCGGAAGCACTGGCCGAGCAAAAAGCTCAAGAGCTACTGGCACGACGAGAGGCCGCAAAGCAGCAAGCAGCTCTGCTTGAGTCGTATAAAGACCGTGAAGAGGAGGCGCGAGAGCGATACGATGACTTTGAACAAGTCGCGTATAACCCGAACCTCCCCGTAACGGACTATATGGCCCAGGCCATCCAGGCTTCAGACATTGGCCCCGAAGTGATCTATCACTTAGGGTCTAATCCGAAAGAGGCCCAACGGATCGCCAATTTGCCGCCGATTTTGCAGGCAAAGGAGATCGGTAGAATCGAGGCCAAACTGGTCGCGGATCCACCGACAAAACGCACTTCAACTGCGCCAGCTCCTCTTGCTCCTGTCACGGCTACTCGGTCAAGCTCCGGCCCTAGATATGATACGACTGATCCTAGATCGCTAAAGTCGATGTCAACGTCAGATTGGATTGAAGCCGAACGGTTGCGACAGATCAAGAAGTGGGAAGCGCAAAACCGTAGGTAATTAGGTCATGTCAAACTCAATTTTAACAATTGACATGATTACTCGCAAGGCTCTTGAGATCCTTGAGAATAATCTTGTCCTTACGCGCACTGTAAACCGTCAGTATGACGATTCTTTCGCCGTCGAAGGCGCTAAGATCGGCTCGACACTCCGTATCCGTCTTCCTGACCGCGCATTGGTCACGGACGGCGCTGCCCTTCAGGTTCAGGACGACAACGAGCAATACACCACGCTCACTGTTTCCAGCCAGAAGCACATCGGCGTGAACTTCACGACCGCCGAACTGACGATGCAGTTGGACGACTTCGCTGAACGTGTTCTGAAACCTCGTATTTCGCAGCTTGCGTCTTCTATCGACGCTGACGTTGCGAACAGCTTCAAATACATCGGCAACTCAGTCGGCACCCCAGGCACGACGCCAGCTACCTCTTTGGTTTTGTTGCAGGCTCAACAGAAGCTCAACGAGAACGCTGCGGTGATGTCGCCTCGTTATGCTACCGTCAATCCAGCCGCTAACGCTGCGTTGATCGAAGGCATGAAAGGCCTCTTCAACCCTGTGTCAGCCATCAGCAAGCAGTTCAAGAACGGCGTATTTGGCGAAGGCATCCTCGGCTACGACGAGCTGAACATGTCTCAGTCAATCAAGCAGTTCACGACTGGCTCACGCGCTGGCACCGTTACAGTTAGCACGACTGTTACGGCTGAAGGTTCAACCACCGTTGTTCTGACGGGTCTTACGACCACGACGATCAAAGCTGGCGACGTCTTCACAATTGCTAACGTCTATGCGGTTAACCCACAGACCCGTGAATCAACCGGCTCGCTCTATCAGTTCGTTGCTCTTGCTGACGTTACGGCGTCGACGACGGCTTCGGTCACTGTTCCTGCGATGTATTCGGCTTCACAGGCTCTCGCCACGGTTGACGCTCTGCCGGTTTCCGGCGCGGCTGTCACGTTCCTCGGCGCTGCTTCTACGCAGTACCCACAGAACTTGATCTATCATCGTGACGCGATCACCTTCGCCACCGCCGACCTTCTGCTTCCACAGGGCGTCGATATGGCAAGCCGTCAGGTTCACAATGGCATCTCGCTCCGCGTTGTTCGTCAGTATGACATCAACAACGACCGTCTGCCTTGCCGCATTGACGTGCTCTATGGCTACAGCGTGATTCGTCCGCAGATGGCCGTTCGCCTTTGGGGCTAATAGAGGGGGCGAAAGCCCCTTCTTACATCTCAATTCTTGGAGTTTAACCCATGACAACTACTGCAAATGCGGCTTATCCGCTTGAGACGTTTGGCCCTTATAGCGCCATTCCAAATGGTGACGGCGGCTATCAGCTCGGCGCTGGCAATATCAACGAAACGCTGTTTCGTATTATTCCAGCTCCAGGCACTGCTACTGTTACGGCTACGCTGACGACTGCACAGACGCTCGGCAACATTCTGCTTGGTTCGCCAGGTAGCTCGGCTGCGTCTTACACGCTGCCAACCGTTGCAGACCTCGAAGCTGCGCTTCCTTCTGGCGTTAAAGTCGGTACGTCTTTTGACTTGTCCGTCGTTAACGTAGACGGTTCAGGCTCTGGCGTTATCACGCTCGTCGCTGGCACAGGCTGGACGATTGTTGGTCTTGCTACTGTTGTAGCTACGGCTGGCACCGCGCAGCTCTTCCGCGCCCGTAAAACCGGCACGGGAACTTGGTCGCTTTACCGCGTAGCCTAACATTAGGAGAAAGGGCAATGCCTAATACAAAACCTGTTGGTGTTGCCTTTTCTGACCCTGAACTCGTAAGTGGCACAACCATTACGGGCGCAGCGGTTAGCGGAGGCACGGTAGATAACGCTGTAATTGGCGGCACGACTCCGGCGGCTGGCACGTTCACGACTGTGACGTCCACGTCTTCGACGGGCGTTGTTGCGGCTAATGCTAATGCTGGCGTTTATATCTTAAGCACAGCAATCACAGCTAACTCGACGACCACAACCGCCCCAACTGGCTCGCTTGGAATCACAACCAACGCTACCGGCAAAGGCAAGCTATTCTATTCGGATGGCACTAAGTGGCAGTTTATGGCTATCACTTAATACAATCGGCGGGCTACGGCCCGCCAATTTCATAGAAAGCTACACATGGCTGTTATTTATTTGAAACACCCTGAACATGGGGTTAAAGTGGCGTGTCTCGACCTAGAGGCCGAAGCCGACGAAGAGAACGGCTGGATAAGGTTCGACCCAGATGACGACATACAGTGCATACGACCAGATCTGCGGAGCGTTGAGGCTCCTAGGAGTGTTAGCCGAAGGCGAAACGCCCTCGTCAGAGACAGCGAATGACGCGCTCTATGCGCTGAATCAGATGATCGACAGTTGGGACACCGAACGACTGGCGATCTTCTCGACGATGGATCAAGTATATTCATGGCCCGCAGGTCAGAAGAGTCGTTTCCTAGGTCCGACTGGCGACTTCGTGGGCGAACGCCCTGTCCTATTAGATGACTCAACTTACTTCCGCGATCCACAGACCAACGTGTCTTACGGAATTAAGTTTATCAATCAACAACAATATGATGGCATCGCTGTTAAGACGGTGACGTCAACTTATCCACAAGTCATGTGGATAAATATGAGCTATCCAAATATTGAAATGGTTGTTTATCCAGTGCCGCTTCGGTTGCTAGAGTGGCATTTTATTTCTGTTGAACGGTTACATCAGCCCGCAACACTGGCGACGGCGATTCTTTTTCCGCCAGGTTACTTGCGGGCTTTTCGTTATAATCTAGCTTGCGAACTTGCGCCGGAGTTTGGCATCGAGCCATCGCCTACGGTCAGTCGTATCGCTATGTATAGCAAGCGCGATCTGAAGCGCATCAATAACCCTGACGACATCATGGCTCTGCCTTACAGCATCGTCGGCACCCGTCAGCGCTATAACATCTATGCGGGCAACTACTAATGAAGACGCCGATCTTAGGCAGCTCGTATGTAACCAGAAGCCCGAACGCGGCGGACAGCCGCATGGTCAATCTCTATCCAGAGATCATCCCAGAAGGCGGCAAAGAGGCCGCATGGCTTCAACGAGCGCCAGGTTTGCGTTTTATCGCGCGTATGGGTCTTGGCCCTATGCGTGGGTTATGGACGTTTTATAGCGATGAAGTCGGATCTACGACTGGCTCGAAAGTAAATTACGCTTATGCCGTCTCCGGCGACACTTTGTATCGTATTGATACAGAATGGAACTATACGGCGATTGGCACTATAGGCGGCTCAAGTCAAGTCAACATGACCGACAACGGGCGGCAGATGTTTATTGCCGCTGGCGCTAATGGTTACATCTATAATAGCACTTATAATCGAACGACATTTAATACGACCAACACGAGCACGACTGTATCGGGCGGCGACACGACTTATGTCTACCCTGGTCAGCCTGTGTCAGGCACTGGCATCCCTGTGGGGGCAACCGTAGCCAGCGTCACTAATGCCACGACTTTTGTCCTGTCTGCCGCTGCTACAGCTACTAATACTGGCGTTACGCTGACATTTTCGCCGTTTCTTACGACGCTCACGACACCTTTTGCAGGCGCTGTTGGTTGTGGTTTTCTTGATGGGTGGTTTGTTTTTAACCAACCAAACAGTCAAAATTTTTGGGTTATGGATTCAACCGGCACGACGATTGATCCATTGTATTTTGCTGCCGCTGAAGGTTCACCTGACAACCTTGTTACGCTCATCGTAGACCACCGCGAGATCTGGCTGTTTGGCACCAACTCGGTTGAGGTCTGGTATGACGCCGGAACGCCTGACTTCCCGATGGCGCGTATTCAAGGCGCATTTAATGAGATAGGCTGTCTTGCGGCCTATTCAGTTGCCAAGCTCGACAATGGCTTGTTCTGGCTCGGCACCGATCAACGCGGTAATGGTATCGTTTATCGCTCCAAAGGTTATTCAGGTGAGCGGGTTTCGACCCATGCTGTTGAATGGCAGATTCAACAATATTCTACGCTATCCGATGCTGTGGCCTATACGTATCAACAAGACGGCCATAGCTTTTATGTTTTAAACTTCCCGACCGCTAACACGACATGGGTTTATGACGTGGCGACGGGCGCATGGCATGAGCGCGCTGGTTGGGAAAATGACGCTTTTACTCGCACACGCGGTAACTGTCAGTTAAACTTTAACAACGAAATTATCATAGGCGATTATCGCGCAGGCGAACTTTACGCTTATGACCCAACAATCTACTCCGAGGCAGGCACAACGCAAAAATGGCTGCGGTCGTGGCGCGCGTTGCCTACAGGTCAGAATGATTTAAATCGTTCGGCGCAGCATAGTCTTCAGCTTGATTGCGAAGCGGGCGTTGGTCTTCCAGGCTACAGCCAAGAGGAAGTCAATGATATTATTTATATTTATGATCGCGCACATGATTTTATTCTTGACCGCGCTGGATCTCCCTTACTGATACGCGACTATGCGAGCTACACAGTCACTGAGGGCGCTAACCCGCAGGTTATGTTGCGCTGGTCAGATGACGGCGGTCACACTTGGTCGAACGAGCACTGGAAGTCTATGGGCCAGATTGGCGAGACTGGCTATCGCACGATCTGGCGGCGGCTTGGTATGACGCTGAAACTACGCGATAGAGTCTATGAGGTCTCCGGCACCGACCCCGTAAAGATCGCAATTATGGGGGCTGAGTTGCACGCGAGTCCGACAAATGCCTGATAATAATACACAAATACCGGCGGCGCGTGTTCCGATATGGGATAAAGTAACCGATTACGTTACCCGCGAATGGTATCGTTGGTTTTATAATATATATGAATCTGTAGAAAATGGTCGTCGTTATGGGTCATATTACGACACAACAACGCAATCTATCGCCGCCATTAATACAGCTTACGCTATAACCCTTAATAGCGTTTCCAATAAAATTAATGACGGACCCATGCAATACGGCGTTTATATTGGAACGCCAACATCGCGGGTATATGTAGACCGATCAGCCAACTATAATATCCAATTTTCGCTTCAGCTATATAGCTCCAGCGCCTCGGCCAAAAATGTCTCTATTTGGCTCCGTGTTAATGGCGTCAATGTCGGCGAATCAGCCACAGTTATTACTATAACGGGTAATGGCGTCGCTACTGTCGCGGCGTGGAATTTTGTGATAAACCTGACCGCAGGCGACTATTTTGAACTAATGTGGGCTGCGGATAGCACAAGCGTCACTATACAATCATCGGCGGCGACCAGTGTTGTCCCCGCTATTCCAGGGGTCATAATGACCGTCACAAGTCTCGTAGGTGGATAATGGCCGTTGTAACGCCCACAGCTAAAGCTCAGTTTATAGACGCCGCTGGCGTCCCGCTCGCAGGCGGTCTTCTCTATACTTACGCCGCTGGCACGACCACCCCTCAGACGACTTATACGGATTCGACAGGCGCGACGCCTAACAGTAATCCTATTGTTTTGGATTCGCGCGGCGAAGCTAACATTTGGCTTGGCTCTGCGACTTATAAGTTCAAGCTCTGCGACTCAACCAATACTGAGCTTTGGACGGTTGATAATATTTCCGCGCCAACGTCAGGTCTTTCTCCAGTTCTTTCCGGCAACGTCACGATTGACTCGAACACCTCCGGCACGGCGTTAACGATCACGCAGTCCGGCACAGGTCTAGCGCTGAAAGTAGAAGATCAAAGCTCTGATCCTACGCCATTTGTAATTGATTCATCTGGCAAAGTAGGTGTCGGCACTCTCAGTCCTGCTACGGCAGTAGATGTCAATGACGGCACGATACAACTTTCTTCTAGCGGCACATCGCGCGCGACCCTAGCCGCTGACGCATCTAACACAACATTGACGTCAGTCGGCACGCGCGGGCTAATTTTAAACGCCAATAGCACTAATCTGATCTATGGCACTAGCTCTGGCTATGTCGGTATTTTAAACGCCAGTCCTACGGTCGCGTTGGACATCACAGGCGCGATCAAAACGAGCGGTGCGGCGACAATAGGCGGCAATACGGCTGTCACCGGCACGCTGTCGGCTACGGGCAACATTTCTACATCAGCCGGTAATATTACGGCGACTGCCGGATCTATCACGGCAGGCACGTCGTTAACGGCGACGACATCAGCGACCGTCGGCACGACATTAAGCGTTGATACTATTCAGGAAAAGACCGCTTCGGCTGGCGTTACAGTCGGCGGCGTCCTATGTAAAAACTCACTTATCCCGGCTTCTGCTAATCCTATAACGGCAGGAACAGTAGTTACAACGAACAGCACTTCGCATACAATTTCTGGTATTCCGTCATGGGTAAAACGAATAACGGTAATACTTCAAAGCGCATTGATAGCAACGACTGAAGATCTTCTTGTCCAGATCGGGCCATCAGGCGGAATCACGACAACAGGATATACTAGCACTTCTATTCGTGAAGCTGGTTCAGCTTCATACATAAATACCACTTCAGGTTTTTGCGTTATAAACGGCGGTAATAGTTCTTCGCCTTGGTCAGGAACAATGACTATAAATCTTATAGACGCGGCTAATTATATTTATGTGGCTAGTCATATTATGCAAACTAATACTGCTAACGTCAGTTATGGCGGCGGCAACATAACACTTTCTGGATTAGCTACTCAAGTTAAGATTCTTGGCACATCAGGAACGACATTCACTAGTGGCAAGTTTAATATTTTTTACGAATAGAATGGCGTGCTATACATCATCAAGACCTAATGATCGCGCTGTGGCCTTAAAGATAGGTTACGCCGCGACTGATTGGGAAGACTATATAAGTTACGAGGATTACGAAACGATTGCGGCAGATTGGGATTTGAAATTGATCGTGAGGGACGACACGCCAATAGGAGCTATCTATTCCAAAAACGGCGAAACTCATGTATCAATATTACCTGAATGGCGCAGGCGTTGGCTGACAAAAGGATTACTGAAAGAAATCTTGGCGGATATGCAATTTACTAAAGTCGCTAAAGGCCATGATTTTATGTATAACATATTGGAAAGACTAGGTTTCAAGCGACAGGCTGATGGAACCGTAGCAAGAGAGAACTAATATGGGTTTTCAATCCGCCGCTAACGCCGCCGCAGGTGGCACTCAACAAGCGATGATGTTTCAGGCGCTTGCGGCTCAACAGCAACAGCAAGCTCTTCAGCAAGCGCAACAGCAAGCGGCGGCGGAACTAAAAGCCGGTAAAGAGCAAGGCATACAGGCGCTTCAGGCTGGTCAGACTGGCGCTCTTGGCGCGTTACCAGAGTATTATCAGCAGGGCGTTGGTTTCCAACAGCCATACATGCAAGCGGGAACGCAAGCGACAAATCAGCTTGCACAACTCTATGGCCCCGGCGGCGCATATATGCAACAGCCGACGCTTGAACAGCTACAGATGGATCCCGGCTACGCCTTTCGGCAACAGCAAGGCGAGCAAGCTATGCTTAACGCCGCGCGCGCTGGCGGATTAGCTGGCTCTGGCGGTGCTTTGAAAGCCGCCACGCGATACGGCCAAGAAGCCGGAAGCCAAGAATACAGCAACGCATACAACCGTTTCATGGCTAATCGTCTTGCTGCGACGCAGGCGCTTCAAGGTCTTAGTGGTCAGGGCGCAGGCGCGGCTAATGTTGCATCTGGTCTAGCTGGTCAGACAGGTGGCAACATCGCTAACGTCTACACCGGCACAGGAGCTAACATCGCTAACACGGCGACTGGCACAGCGGCTAATCTGGCTAACACCTACGCCAACACGGGCAATCAGCTCGCCAACGTCTACGGCAACTTAGGTCAAGGACTCGGCCAAGGCGCAGCTAACATCGGTTCGATCTACGCTCAAGGCGCGATGGGGCCAACTAATCTTCTTGCGGCGCTCGCAGGCCAAGGTCTGCAAGCGGGGGCAATGTATCTGGGACGTAGACCATAATGCCGATTCAATATTCGCCATTTCCTGAGTTTCAAGTTCCTAATTTGAATCTTATGGGCGCTTACGCCCAAGGCGAAGCATTGCGTTCGCAAGAACTAGCGCAGGCCAAGACCGCGCAAGCGATGGAATCGGCTGCGGCTAGAGATGTCCGCGAAGAAGAAAAAACACGCTTTGAATTAGCGTCTAAGAAATATGATTCGCTAATTGACATGGCTCCGCGTCTTAACGCGAAGAATTATGACGCTTGGTATAAACAAGTTACCGAAACATTTCCGTTAGCCGCTGCTACTCTACCGCCGACATATGATCCGCAAACTGTTGCAATGTTGGGCCTCAAAGGCGCGGATTTAAAACCTCAAGTGCTTCAACAGCATTTTGGCGATACATCGCGCTTTGTTCGCGTTGGTGCCACGGGCGGCGCTGAAGTTGTGCCGGGTTCCGAAGTTACCGCGCCAACATACATGGAAGCTGGCGGCGAAGTATATCGTAAAACGCCTGAAGGTTTAGTGCCTGCGCCAATTCTTCCGGCGGAAGGGATGCCCGGCGCGCGCTTAAATATGCCAGCGGCTAAAGCAGCTATTGCCAATATTGAAAGCGGCGGCGATTACGGCGCGCTTGGGCCAACAACTAAATCCGGCGACCGCGCTTATGGCAAATATCAAGTCATGGGCGAAAACATACCTAGTTGGACTAAACAAGCGTTAGGTAAAAGTCTGACTCCGCAAGAGTTTCTAGCGTCTCCAGAAGCTCAAGAAAAAGTTTTTGAAGATCAGTTTGCGCGTAACACTGAAAAATATGGCTCGGCACAAGATGCCGCGTCGGTTTGGTTCTCTGGCAAACCGTTAGCTAAAGCTGGTCAGCGTGCGGACATTCTCGGCACGACTGTTCCTTCTTACGTCAATAAGTTTAACGCCGTGTATGGCCGACAAGCACCTGTGCAAAACGCTATGGTCGCGCCGGTCACAGGCGTTGCGCCACAAATGCCTACCGCCCCTGTAGCACCACCTGCCGGTATGCTTATGCCGCAACAACCGTCGCCGCCAGTCGCACAAGCTGCACCTATTCCGGCTCCGCAACCAATAACGGTTGGAACTAAAAAACAAATTGTTGGTCAGACAAACGTCGAAAAGACGCTTGGACGTATGATTAATCTTTACGATACGCTCGACAAAATGGAAGAAATTCCTAGCGAAAAACGTGACCCTCTTAAAAACATCGCTGCTTATGCGCGGGGCACAACGTTAGGTCAGGAAGTTGAAAAAGCGCGCGCGACGCCAGCGCAATCAAAACGTAATGAGATAAGATCATTACAACGCGCGTTGTTGAACGACATTAAAAACTCTACGGGCATGAGCGCTCAAGAGATCAATTCTAATTTTGAATTGAAGAACATGCTTGAGACGCTATCAGACCCAACGCAATCAATTGAGTCTGTCAAAGCTATTCTGGCCGACATATCAGCGCGCTATGGTCAAGGCAAAGTTGCTATGCCTGCCGAAGCCGCTGCACCTGCGGAAGCTCCGGCAAGCCGCCCTCCTTTGTCTTCTTTCTTTAAGAGATAAAAATGTTTGATGTAGCAGGCGCAAAGGCGGCGGGATACTCGGATGCTGAGATCCAGCAATTCCTCATGTCTATGCCTGAAACAGCCGAAGCTAAGAAAGCAGGCTATTCAGACGCCGAAATATTTCAGCACTTTGGGTTAGAAGCTGCGCCACAAAAACCATCTGAAAGTTTAACCGCTGGTCGTGCGGCTGAAGTTGCTGGCGGCGCTATCGCGCCTATCGCGGCGGCGGCTGGACTCGGCGGTCTTGTTGGTGGCCCTGTTGGAGCTGTCGCAGCTCCGGCGGCGCTCGGCGTTGCGGATCTAGCAACCACGCTTTACAATCTAGCTGCACCTAAGATTGGCACGTCGCAAGTCAGAACGCCGTCGGACATCGCGCGTCAATATCTGACGCCACAGTCTTTTCGCCCGCGCACACAGGCGGAAGAATTATTAGCCGCAGGCGTTGAAGGTGCTGGCGGCGCGTTGTCAGGCGCAGGTGCAGCTAATGTGTTGGCTAAACGCGCAGCGCCAGGACTACTGCGCAACGTATTGACGACGATGGGCGAGCGTCCATTAGTTCAGACAGGTGCGGGTGCCGGTGCAGCCGTTGCGCCTGTTCGAGCTGAACAAATAGGTATTGAAGATCCGCGCGCGCTGTTGGCGACAAGTCTTGTTGGCGGTCTTGCGGGCGCGCATGGCGCGGCAGGATTACAACGCGGCGCTGAGTCAGCACTGGCCGCAGGTCAACGCGGCGCATTAAGTCTTGTTGGTAAGCCGCCATCAACAGAAGCTCTTGGTCAACGCGCATCGCAATCATTTGAAAAGGCCACGTCGCTTGGCGTTCAATATGATCCGGCTAAATATCAAACGTTTGCTGACAAAATTGAATCTAGTCTTAAAGGTTACGATCCTAGGTTCAGCAAATTCTCAGATGTAAAAGTTGCCGTTGACGCGATAAAAGATTTGGGGAACCAGCCACTTACAATAGAAAGTTTGCATAACACGCGTCAGATGCTTGGCGTGTTACGTGGGGATAAAGAAAAAGACGTACGCCGCATGGCTGGTATTCTGACGGACAAGTTGGATGAATTTGTCACGAATGAAAAGAATACGAACGTAGCCGCACAAATGAGCGGTGCGGGGCGCGAAGCTGCTGATGCTCTTATGTCCGGCATTAAAGACTATAAGATGATGAGCAAGAGTTCTGAAATTGAACGCTTGATTGAGCGCGCCGATCTTGTTGGCGGCTCTGCCGAAAACATTGAAACGCAGTTCCGCGTTCTTGCGCGCAATCCAGCGCGCTTGCGTAAATTTACTGAAGATGAACAAGCGATGATTAAACGCATCGCTAAAGGTCAGGAAGGTTCAAGCCTAGCAAATTTTGCTAGTATGCTATCGCCAACACGCAGTCCTGCGATGCTTGCGTCGCAAGCACTTGTTGGCGGCTACGGTTTATCCAGCGAAGATCCATACGCCATCTACGGCGCTGGCGGTGCAGCTCTAGCCGGTGCAACTGGCCGCGCAATTCGCAACGCATTAGCTAAACGCGCCGCAGGTAACGTTGCTGCAATGACCCGTGGCGCTCCGACCGCCGTCCCGTTCTCTGTTGAATACGCTCCTATCGCTGCACCTATAGCGACGCAGGGCATAAATGCGATGGCGAGATGACACCAATGGCTGAATATCAAGTGTTTTTTGACGTGGCCGTTGGCGTGATCGGCGTCCTGGGCGGATGGGTATTGAATACCGTCTGGGGCGCTGTCAAAGATTTACAGGAAGCTGACCGCGAATTAGCAGAAAAGGTCAGTCAAATTGAAGTGCTTGTTGCTGGCCGATATATCACACGCGATGAATTTGATCGTGTGCTTAACAGTGTCTTTATTAAGCTCGACAAGATCCAAGATCTTTTGATGCAGAAAGCAGACAGATGAAAGAGAACTACGCCAAGTGTCTCGCACAAGTCTTAAAATACGAGGGCGGTTACGTTGACCATCCAAAAGATCCGGGTGGCCCGACAAATAAGGGGGTCACGCAAGCAGTTTATGATAATTGGCGAAAATCACAAAACCTCCCAACGCAAAGCGTGCGCGCTATCGCTGATTCAGAAGTTGCGGCGATTTACAAGAACCTATACTGGGATCGTATTTCTGGAGATAGTCTGCCCTCTGGCGTTGATTTTGCTGTGTTCGACTTTGCTGTCAATTCCGGCGTAAGCCGCGCAACCAAAACACTACAGGCCGTTGTTGGCGTCACGCAAGACGGCGTGATCGGCCCTGCAACTATCCAGGCTACTAAAACATATGTTGCGATGGCGGTCACAAACAAACGTCTAGCGTTCATGCAGTCCCTGTCGATCTGGTCTACGTTTGGCAAAGGTTGGTCTGCCCGCATCGCTGACGTTAAAGCGCAGATCAAGTCGCTTGTTGGATAGAATTGTATATATCGTTGCGGTTGCCGCTTCGATAGCTTACGGGGCCAAACTGCTATTCATGCTCGGCATTTATTTTAGGAGATCAATGGAATGATTAAAAACTGGAAAACCACAATCCCGGGAATCATTACGCTTATCGGCGTTGTCTTCAACGCATGGCAGACCAAGACGCTTGACTGGTCATCTTTACAAGCCGCGCTTGTTGCTATCGGTCTGATCGGCGCTAAAGACTTTAACGTCACTGGCGGCGCATGACGACTGTTATACTAATTGGTATAATCTTGGTTGTTCTCTACGCAGCGGCTAAGATGCTAACGGCTGAAGCCTATGAACGCGGGCGGCGCGATGAGGTTATTAAACGCGCTGACCTACAAGCTAAACTGAAAGAGCAACAGACCAATGTCGTTATGGCCCCAAAAACCGTGGACGATACTGCTACTGATCTCGACAACGGCACTTTCTAGCTGCCAGTCAACGAGCGGCGGATCGTGTCCGCCACTCGCTCAATATTCACTCGCTCAACAGCGCGCCGTTGCCGCTGAACTTAGGCGGCTCCGTGGAACCGAAACGGCTCAGTTTATCGTCGATTACGGCAAGCTCCGCGCGGCGTGTAGACTTTAACTCTTCGCGCTTTGCTGTCTTAAGATCTGTGCGTTTCTTATATCCGATACCTGAACCTTCTTTGGCGCTCGCGTAATCATTCGCAAACATCGCCGCAAAGGCTTCGTAGTTCATCGCGTCAAGTCGGCTGTCGATATGCGTCGGGTTGCTAAATGCGCGAGCGTTTTTCAAACAAACCATAATAATCGCAACTTCATATGGGTGTATGTCACGGCCTAAACGGAGCGTAGCAAGGTCAGCAATAAGCTGGAAGTTGTCCTCTACGCCGCCGTAGTCAGACCCGCGCTCTCCGATGATTTCGCTGGCTTGCTGTAGTAGATCGTGCGGATTCATCAATTTCCTCCAATAGTTCGGCTCGCTCACGCAACATTCGCAACGTCGTGTATCGCTGATGCAAACGTATAATGACCGTAGACCGCCGAGCGTGTTTGCGCTCGTCCTCCAAGAGATCCAATACCTCTTGTTCCGTGTAGTCCGTTAGGACTTCATTCAGTTGCCGCCAATTAAGGCTACTTGAGTTCATCTAATGCTAACTCCGAAATAGAACGCTTATCGGCAAGCGCCGCAAAAATTCGTTCGTCAATAGTCTTATTACACATTAGAACGTAACACCACACTTCTTTTGTCTGGCCGCTACGATGCAGGCGTCCAATGGTTTGCTCGTAAAGTTCGAGCGACCACGGCAGCGATAGAAAGATGATTTTGTTGCCGCCGAACTGTAAATTCAGCCCGTGACCTGCGCTCTTTGGATGCAGGGCCAAAAGCTCCAGTTCACCTTTGTTCCACTTGTCAACGACATTTTCATCGTCCATAGTGGAGAGTTGTGGATAACGTTTTTTGAGTTCCGCTAACTCTTCTTTGTAATTGTAGACGATGATCGTGTTGTCGCGTTGGTTTTCTTCTAAAATGTCGTCCAGCAATTTAAACTTATGATCTGACAACCACTCTGCGCCATCAGCGCCGTAGACAAACCCGCCCGCAAGCTGTTGTAGTTTCTGAGTGACAACAGCCGCTGTTGGCGCTGTGATTGTTTGACCTAACTCAAGAACAAAATCGCGCTTCATTTTATTATATGCGCTCATGTCCATGTCGCAGCGCATCTCTACGACGTTGAGCGGCGGCAGCTTGTCCTTATATTCGCCAGCCTCTAACACATACGTCGCGGGTTTGATTACGCCCATGACGTTGTTCAGCGCGCCGGGCAGTGGTTCCCACTGTTGATACTCGCGGTTGATGCAGTAGAAATACTGTTGCAGAAACGCGCCTTTGCTGCGGCCTAACAGTTTCTGGTCGATGACTTTGCATTGGCCGAACACGTCTTCAAGACCGTTGGACGTAAACGATCCGGTCAAGCCCCAACGAATGTGAAACTTGTCAAGTATTTTCAGTAAGTATTTAAAGCGTTTTCCACTAGGATTCTTTAGTCGCGTAAGCTCATCAAAAACCACACCGTCAAAACCAGTGGGATCAATGCTAGGAATATTGTCATAGTTCGTCACCACAATGTCAGCGTCAGAATCAAAAGCGGCCTTGCGTTGCGCTGGCGTCCCAACGGCTATGCTTATATCAAACTCAGGGCACCACTTTTGACCCTCTTGCCACCAAACATCAGTGCAAACTCGTTTGGGTGCAAGCACTAACCATCGGCCAACATGGCCGTTCGCTAACATTTCTGTCATCGCGGTTAATGTAATTGCAGTTTTACCAGCGCCGACGGGCGCTAAAATCATGGCGCGGTCACGACAGAAGAGGAAGTCGGCTGCGTCGTGTTGATACGGTCGTAAGTCCATCGGTCAACTTGTTCCCTATTCCACAAACAAGCGTAGTTTTGTTTTAACTTTCGCATGTCTTCAGCAAATATTTTTTGTAATGCGGAGAGCTTGCCGCCTTCTTTTTTTAATTCTACAAACCACGTCTCGCCGTTGGGTAAGCAAACGATTCGGTCGCTTACGCCGCGATTTGACAAACTGTTAAATTTAAACGCGACACCGTTAAGTGATTGAACGGACTTAACAAAGTAACGTTCAATATCTCTTTCCAAATCAGTCATAAAAAACTATTTGACATATCCGTAATAAATTGTCTAGTATGCAAATCACAGAAAGGTAAGATACAATGCACTCTGATATTGTCGGCGGCTCAACTGCGAAGCGCGTCATAAATTGTCCTGGCAGCGTAAAGCTATGCCAACAAGTTCCCCCAAGACCATCATCGAAATATGCAGAGGAAGGATCACTGTTACATGATGCGATACACAAGATCTTATCTCACGGTGCATCTACTGATGACTTTGGCCTTGGCGATGATCTCATTGAGCGTAAATTACGCCCTGCCCTTGACGCGCTGAATGAGATTGATCCTGACAACCGACTTGAATTTCAGACGGAAGTTTCCGTCTCCTTTGGAGGGTTTCTAGCTGGCGTATTCGGATCCTGTGACCTCATTGGTCGTATTGGCAATCGTGCAATTGTTCTCGATTGGAAGTTTGGTGATGGGGTGGCGGTGGATGCTGTCGAGAACCATCAGCTTTTGTTTTATTCCGCTGCGGCTATGCGGACTGACGAAGCCCGTTGGGCGTTCGAGGGCGTCACTGAAATAGAGTGCATCATTGTCCAGCCGCCATATGTCAAGCGGTGGATGACTACGCCGGGGCGCGTTAAAGCGTTTGAGCGTGAGCTTTACGACGCCGTAACAACGGCGATGCGCGCGAACGCACCTGTCAATATTGGCGATCATTGCAAATGGTGCGCAGCCAAGCCAATATGTCCTGCAATGACGGGCGAGACTGAACGCGCGTTACGGATACAACTGAACAGCATATCGCCAGAGGGTTACAGCAATGCGCTTGTTATCGCAGATCGTGTTGAAGACTGGATCAAATCTGTGCGTGAGATGGCGCAACAAGCGCTTGAAAACAACATTGCAATCCCAGGATATAAACTTGTGCCAAAGCGCGCCACACGTCAGTGGGTCAACGACGAAGGCGCATTGGAAGCTCTTAAAGAAATGGGACTTGAGCTTGATGAATTAACAGAGACGAAGTTAAGATCGCCAGCGCAGCTAGAGAAAATATTGAAGAAACATAAGCTCGAACTGCCTAAAGATCACGTCGTCGCTGTTTCAACGGGTAACACGATTGCGCCGGAGTCAGATCCGCGTCCAGCCGTGTTGCGTCTAGGCTCGCAACTCCGCGAAGCCTTTAAAAAGATAGAGGTAAAGTAATGGACACGAAACTAACAATGACGATTAAAGAGTTTTGCGAGGCGCTTGGTATTAGTTCAGCGACATTCTGGAAATACCATACGTCAGGTAAAATTAAAGCAATCCGCATTGGTAGGCGCGTGCTTATTCCGATGCCTGAAGTAAATAGAATATTAACTGAAGGTCTAAACTGAAAGGTAAAGTAAGATGACAAATCTAGTAAAATTTGGTGGCGCTAACCTTCCATCAGCGCAGTCGCTTTCACAGGCGTTGCGTAGCATTGACACTGAAGTCTCATCACCTATGGTTATCCTGCGTATGGATAAGACAGGCCATTGGGTTTTTGGTGCCGATAGCACTGAAGTTGATAAGGATACGATGTGGGCCATTAATCCTTATTCATTTGTGCATGGTTATATTGCATGGGGCGTTGGCACTGTATTAGGCGAAAAGATTGCGCCTATTGGAGATCCATTGCCTGAACTAGAACCATGCCCTGCCGGATCTGAATTAGGCTGGCAGAAGCTGGTTGGCATGTCACTGAAATGCGTAAGCGGCGAAGACAAAGGTCTTGAAGCGCGCTATTCAGTTACATCAGTTGGCGGTAAACGCGCCGTGCATGAGTTAGCTATGAAAGTAGCAGACCAAGTTGATACAAGCGAAAAGTTTGTGCCTGTAGCTAAACTTGGCAGTAGCCATTATCCACATCAGAAATATGGCCGAGTATATGTGCCTGTATTTGATATTGTGGAATGGATTAGCATTGATGGCGATGGTGCCGAAGACGTAGCTCCACCTGCGGAATCGGCCAACACGACCCGTCGTCGTCGAGGCTAATAAGACGGGGCGGTATTCGCGTGACACCGTGCCGCCCCGTTAACTTCCCTAACAGAAAGATAAGAAGATGGCCGAACGTAAAGTTTGGAACGACGCAACACGTCTAACGCCCAAAGAACAACAGGTCTATGATCTGTTCCGCAAAGGGTTTAAATGCAAAGATATTGCTGTGATCTTGAGCATTACGCCAAGCGCAGCGCGGACAAGACTAGCTCTAGCAAAGGATAAGGTGCGCTGTGGAGGATGATCATCATATGTTTCAACAACTTTACGCCGCGTATCAAGAAACCGGCGATAAAATATATAGATTTGCGGCGGAGGAAATCTTACGCCTCCGCGCCGAAAATGAGAAGCTGCGTGCGGCGTTAAAGCCGTTTGCCAAGTATTACACGTCGCCAATATTTGAAGAAATCCGCGCCGCCCGTAAAGCATTGGAGAGTGGAGAATGAGCAAAATATTTATACCGGCCTACTGGCCTTTCTTCAAATCGGGTGAGTTGCGTCGCTTTGACTATCAAGCGCCGGACACGCCAAGTTTCACGTCTGTGTTTAGTTATGACAAGGGCAGCGACAGTATGCTCTACAATAACTACGACAGCGCAGGCACATGGTTGAACAAATGGTTTTACCGATACAATCCTGGCTTTGGCGTCGCTGAGTGGCGCGATGACTACCCAAACAACAAGAAGGTCGTGCTCTCGCCAGCGATAGGATGGGGCGAATTTCAGGACGTTGGATCTGACTACATCAACTATCCTAAGTTTGACTTCTTTAAATGCTGGCCTCCGGCGTCAAGCAGCGGTGTGCAAATCGTGCACTTTGAGCAACAAATCTCACAAATGAATGTGCTCGGCGCTTACTATCAAGACGTGATCCAGTTTACCTATCTACAGAACTGGAACGGCAAGCCAGCCACAGGCGCGCGTTACTGGATGGCGCTTGGCGTTGGGCCGATCAAGACGCAGTTCTTAACACAAGACGCAACAGATCCAACAAAGATAACGGAGTCAGTCGTATGGCAAGCGAAGATAACGAAGGTCGGTTAAAAGCCCTAATGGGCGATCTATTATTCACCATCAAAGAATACTCAGACAAGCATGAGAGGCCAGATGAAATACTATTCGTTCTTGATCGCATCGTCGCTGCTTATCGCCACGCCTTCGATGGCGCAACAGATCAGCGTGTTCAACGGCCCGAACGGCCCCGTGGCAACGGAGCTAAGTTACCCAACTGAGAACTTCTATTATCTTGGCAACGATGTGATCTCCGCGCCGAAGATCGGAAACTACACAGTCTATAATGGCCCTAATGGTGAGCTGTTAGGTAGCCGTGTTGACGGCATAGCAACAGGAGAGTGAAAATGAAACTAACTAGAGAAGAACATCATGAGCGCGTTAAGATATTGGGCGTGCAATTAGAAAAGTGCATTAATAGTTATATAACACACAACGCGCGCGGTTTACTTCCAGAACATATAACATCGGCGCTCGCCACTGTATCGGGTGAATTTTTAAGCCATATGGATCCAGACGAGTTCGACATATTTGTTAAAATAGTTCGGGAAATTTCTTCAACTCCTAGCCCTCGCGTAAAAATATTAAAGATGAGCGACACGCCTCAATGATTTGGATTGATTTTGAAACGCGCAGCGAGTGTGATCTGAAGGTGGAGGGCGTATATAACTACGCTCGTCATCCCACAACAGAAGTGTTGTGTATGTCCTACGCATACAACGATGCGTCAGTGCAGACGTGGCGACCGGGTGAGCCATTCCCGCGCATGAACGGTCAGATCCGCGCGCATAATGCAGCGTTCGAGCGGCTGATCTTTTGGCATGTGTTAGATCAACAGATTCCGTTAGAACAGTTCTACTGCACCGCAGCGCAAGCACGCGCTAATTGCGCGCCGGGTAGCTTAGAAGACGTAGCCCGCTTTGCTGGCACGAACATGCGTAAGGATCATCGCGGTAATTATCTTGTGCGCCAGTGTTGCGTGCCGCCGTTCAAAGACGATCCACATCTTATACAAGAGCTGATAGAATATTGCGAACAAGACGTGCGGACGATGCGTGCCGCCAGTCAGGCCATGCGAGATCTGACCGATGATGAGCTTGCAGACTATCACGCTAACGAACGTATCAATGATCGCGGCGTTCTTATTGACGTGCCGCTATGCCAAGCAGCGGTCAGATATGCGGCTGATGAATTACAAGAGATCGAGCGTATTGTCCGCGAGGTCACGCGGGGCGAGATTACATCAGTCCGAAGTCCTAAGATGCGACAATGGGTTCAAGATCGTGTCGGCCCCGAAGCCCTCAAGCTCATGGAGCGCGACGACAAGTTTTCGATTGACAAAACTGCGCGCGCGAACCTTCTGGCGATGGACGATCCTGAACAAGTGCCGCCAGATGTTGCCGACGTTATACAATGCGCTGATGATCTTTGGGCGTCTTCTGTAGCAAAGTTTAAACGCCTGTTCGATCTCGCTGGCGAAGACCACCGCGTGCGCGGTGCGTTTGTATTTGCAGGTGGCAGCGCCACAGGCCGCGCGTCCAGTTACGGCGCGCAGGTGCATAACTTCACACGACAATGCGCTGACGAGCCTGAGTCAGTGAGGCACGCAATGGTGCGCGGACATCAGATCGTGCCGAAATACGGTAAAAGAATTACTGACGTGTTAAAGGGTATGTTACGCCCCGCGATCATACCAGCCAAAGGTCATCAGTTTGTTGTGGCCGATTGGTCTGCAATCGAAGGCCGTGTCAATCCGTGGTTGTCCACACGCGGCAAAGATAAGTTAAAGATCTTTGAATCTGGCTTGGATGTTTACAAAACAAATGCCGCTGCAACATTTAGGACAACATACGAAACCGTAACAAAAGATCAAAGACAGGTCGGTAAAGTTCAAGAACTGGCCTGCGGATTTGGCGGTGGCCTTGGTGCGTTTGCGGCTATGGGCCGCATCTACGGCATAAATTTACCTGAGTTTGAAGCGCGTAAGATGGTTGACGCATGGCGTCGCGCTAACCCTTGGGCCGTTTACTTTTGGGAAGCACTAGAGATAGCGTATACACGCGCGCTGCGTAACAAGAATAAAGTATTTACCGCTGGCAAGATTGAATATCTATTCGACGGGCAACATCTTTGGTATTCTCTTCCGTCTGGTCGTGTGCTTTGTTATCCTTTTGCCCGGTTTGAAGACGACACGATCACATATGCGAAGGCATCTTGGAAGCCTGCGGCGGACGCTAAAGAGTGGCCCCGTGCTAGATTATGGCGCGGGTTGGCGTGCGAGAATGTCACTCAAGCTGTCGCACATGATCTTTTGCGCGAGGCTTTACGTCAGTTTGATAATGTTGTTTTGCATGTGCATGACGAAATTGTTTTGGAATCGCAAACACCCGACGAAGATAAAATAAAATTAGAAAAAGTAATGCGAACGCCTCCCGCATGGGCGGAAGGTTTACCGTTAGAAGTTGAAGCAACTGTTATGCAGAGATACGGCAAATGATTGCAGTTTGGTTTTCATGCGGCGCTGCGAGCGCGGTTGCGGCTAAACTGACGCTAGAAAAGTATTCCGACGTGCGCGTCGTGAATAATCCTGTGGCTGAAGAAGATCCTGACAATCGACGTTTCTTGCGCGACGTTGAGGCATGGCTTGGCGTTGAGATCGAAAACGCAGTCAACCCTAAATATCCTACAGCGTCCGCGTATGACGTGTGGGCGTATCGCAATTATATGTCCGGCGTTAGCGGCGCGGTCTGCACCGTCGAGTTAAAGAAGCGCGCGCGTCAGATATGGGAACAGACAAACAAAGCCGATTGGCATGTGCTTGGTTTTACCGTCGATGAAAAGACACGGTATGATCGTTTTGTTTTGACTGAGCGTGATAACGTCCTTCCTATTTTAATTGACGCAGGATTAACGAAACAGGACTGTCTCGACCGTATCATAGCCGCTGGCATAAAGCCGCCCCGCGTTTATGGCCTTGGCTTTCCAAATGCTAATTGCATCGGTTGTGTAAAAGCAACGTCGCCTACTTATTGGAATCTTGTTAGACGCACGCATCCAGAAGCGTTTAAACAACGCGCCGAACAATCGCGCGGACTTGGCGTAAAATTAGTAAGGCATAAAAACAAACGCATTTTTTTAGATGAATTGCCAGCGGATGCAAAAGGCAGATCATTAGCTAAGATGCAAGTTGATTGCGGAATATTTTGCGAGGAAAAATGAGCGACGATTTTTTAAAATACATTTGTTCGCTTGCACCTGAAGGCGAGACTGCGCTGGTCGTTAAGCAGATCGACACAGGTAAGCTGCATCTCGACGGCACGATCAAATACACATGGCCTGCTTACATGCCTACGCATAAGCGCAAGAAAGGCGAGGCGTGGTTTGTTAATACAGGTTCGTTTATCATCGACCGTTTTAAGAACGGTAGACCAAGCGCGAGCACAGCGAATTGCGATCACGTCTTGTTTATGATGTTGGATGACATCGGAACAAAATCTAAAACGCCGCCGCTTGAACCGACATGGATCATAGAGACAAGCCCCGGTAACTTTCAATGGGGCTATGTTTACAGCGAACAGCCGACGACGGGAGAACATTGTGCAGCCATTACCGCTATTGCGCGCGCGGGTTATTCTGATCCTGGCGCTACTAACGCCGTTCGCAACTGCCGGTTGCCAGGCTCAACTAATCAAAAGCCGGGACGGGATAGTTTTGAAGCCCGTCTCGTCGAATTTACCCGCAAAGAATACACGATAGCCGAGATCTGCGCCGCGCTTAACGTCGTGCCGGATGAGGCATCAACATCTAAAGCAATATCATTTAACATTAAAGACACGGGCACTGACAGCGTTCTTACATGGCTTAATGATAAAGGACTTGTGCTATCAAGCATTAACGCTGAGGGATGGTTGAGCATTGTATGTCCTAACAATCACGAACACACTGATGGTCAGATCTTCGCGCGCTATAAGCCATTAGATCGTTCATTTTGTTGCTATCATGGTCATTGCGAACATCTTAAAAGTGCAGATTTTTTAAAATGGGTTTGCGATAATGGTGGCCCGCAAGCCGAGCATGGTTTGCGCGATGATGTGCTTGTTGCCGAGATGCGCGCAATGCGCGAAAAATTGCCAGAGAATAAAATGTTTGCCGATGACGCAGAAAAGCGCATCGTGGAGGTTGATACACGTCAGGCTGGCCGCGTCGAACGCGAGAAATGGTTTAAACGCTTCGCTTACATAACATCAGATGACGCTTTCTTTGACATGGTAACGCGCAATGAAATGCAGCGTAATGTTTTTAACGCTGTGTTCAGACATATCGAGTGCACGTCATTACACGGTAAAGGCGCGCGCCGTATTGAAGCTGCGACATGGTTCGATGAGCACCGCACAGCCAAGGGCGGCGTATTGCTCAAAGGTCTAACTTACGCCGCTGGCGAAGAGCCTCTCGTCTATAACAGTAATGGCGATGTCTATGGCAATCGTTGGGTTGACGCGCGGCCTACATATGGCAGCGGCGACATTACGCCTTGGCTCGATCATTGCGCGGCGCTTGTGCCTGACATTGACGAGCGTGAGCATGTCTTTAACGTCATGGCCTACAAGGTTCAGCATCCAGAAATTAAAATCAATCACGCCGTGTTGCACGGCGGCGATGAGGGCTGCGGTAAAGATACGTTATGGGCACCGTTTATATGGGCTGTGTGCGGGCCGGACTTACGCAATCGCGGCTTAATTGATTCGGACAATCTGCAAAGCCAATGGGGCTATGCACTTGAGAGCGAAGTTCTGATCCTTAACGAGCTGCGCGAACCAGAGGCTAAAGAGCGCCGCGCGCTGGCGAATAAGCTGAAGCCTATCATCGCCGCGCCGCCTGAGACGCTGACGGTCAATCGTAAAGGCTTGCATCCATACGACATGGTAAACCGTCTATTCGTGCTCGCCTTTACTAACGATCCTGTGCCGCTCTCGTTGCCCACGCAAGATCGTCGGTGGTTCTGCATCTGGTCACGCGCGCCGCGTATGGCTCCGAAACAGGCGCTTGCAATGTGGGATTGGTATAAGTCCGGCGGCTTTGAAGCTATTGCTGGTTGGCTCAAGCGCCGCAATGTTACTCGATTTAATCCTGCCGCAACCCCACTTGAGACCGAATTTAAGCGCACGATGATCTCTAGTGGCATGAGCACGGCAGAGAGCTACATCGTAGATGAGATCGAAAGCCGTCATTATCCCTTCAACAAGGGCATTATTGGTGGGCCTTGGTTCAAGATCTGCAACCAACTTGCTAACGCCGCGCCTCCAGGCGTTAAGGTTCCACAGCCTGCGCTCTTACACGCGCTCAAGGAGGCTGGCTGGAAAGATCTGGGCCTTGTTCATGCGCCAGAGCATCCAACGAAACGGCATATATTTGTCTCGCCTGAGATGGCGCAATTTAAAAAGTCAGAGCTGAGAAGGATGGTCGAGGATGACAAGACTGGCGATAATGTTATTAATCTGCGCTCTTAGCGCCTGCCAAGCCGCCAAGACGATTTACGACACTTGCGCCGAGGGCTTGTGTCGTTGACATATGTATGAGACTATAGCCTGACCCCTTGGAGGGTTGAGCTATGATCGACTACATTATTTGCGTTTGTGCATTGCTGATAGAATATGGGCCTTTGTCTCATCATCCACTCGCGCCAGTGCTTCTTCGAGTGCCAAGCGCAAGCGCGCGCTTTCATCAACGGCGGCGGTAATTGTCCACTGTGAGCGTTGCCTAGCCTCCTCATATCCTTTAAGATAGGCCGAGCTAACTTCTTGCTGTAGCGCTTTTAAGCGCCGCTCATATTCGGAATCGGTCATGGATGAGATCTCTGGTTATTTAGGCGGCGATCAGCGCGCCAATAAAGAGTTCTGGGATAGGATTAGAGCGTTCCAGGCTACTCTCCCCCATGACGCAGCTACTTATGGCCGCACGGCCCCTTATCAGCCCGCGCCAGTGGCCGCGTCAATGAATTCTATGCGCGAGTGGCTGATGCCGCATATCTTACCATACTTGCTTAACTATGGCTTCTATCAGATGCAGGAGCCGCGTAAACCTTTTGGCGAGGACATCGTGCCAGCCAATGAGTTTGTAAAAATAACCCCACGCCGTTAGGCATGGGGCCAAGTCTAGGGGAGGTCAACACGTCCCTTTTAGTAACATATGCCTAGGCCATCGTATAGCAGGGCCGGATCGACTAGCTGATATGTATACATTCATTTGATCCCCAGTAAGATTTCAATTATCACTGCCAGCAGAATTGCGCCGATAGACTTTTCCATCTCTTATTGCCTCCCAACACCTAACGCCGTGTATCACGGTCGTATGATCGCGCTTGAATATACGCGCTAGTTTTAGATAGCTTGCGTCTGTCTCTTGTCGTGCGCGCCACATTGCCTTGTGACGCGCTTTGACGATCTTGCTTCGCCGTTTGTGGCTTACAATGTCTGACGGGAATAGCTGGAACTCATCAGCCACTTCCGCGATTATGTCGCGTATGAACACGTCGCCTTCCCTTTCTGTAGCTCTATCCCCACCATGCGGAGCGCATCTTGCAATTCCAGTTTTTCTTTTATGACCTTCATACGCGATGCAATGCTGCCCGCGAGTTGATTCATCTCTTTGCCGATCTCATGGTTAGTCAACCCTTGCTGGCGTAGTTCCCAGATGCGTTGTTCATAGGGCGTTAGTGCAGCCGGGTCTTTGAGATGTCTTTGTGGTTCTATTGTCATGCGCGCGCCCCTATCTCGCCTTCTATTAGCTGGCGTTTGTAATCGTCGCACTCATACTCCAGCATGACGCGCAAAGCGTCAGTGTCTAGTCGATACAGCATTTGTAAAAACTCATAGTAGTCTTTCATCTTACTCATATGTCAGCCTCATAGTTTGCGTTTTCTTCACAAGCCTCTTGAACATGGTCGGAATTTATTAGCGCGTCATATATGAGCTTATAAAGCCAATGATCTTGGCTAAGATTAAGAGGCGATAAGCCTTTTTTGTTGTTATGAATAACGATTGACATTATATCAATGTCAGTTGCCCAAGGATCGAATATACCGACATCTGGCTCCGCTGGCGCTATTCTGTATTCTATGTCCGCTTCGCCTGTAGCTGTTACGGCATAGCCCTGGATTAGCTCTAATTCTTCAAAAGTATAAGTGAAGGTATACGCTTGCTTATGTCTCATTGATCTCCCTCCGCATATGCTGACTCGATCCGCGCGCCGCTTTGGCTGCAATACAGTTGTGGATCATCCCAGTTGATCTCTACACCTTCGACAGCCCAACAGCCGTGGCCGCATAGGTGCGCCATGACAATACCGCGCCAGTTTTCGCGCGCCGCATCAATGGACAATGCGTCACCGTCAAACATAACAAGGTATAAAGGATAGCCACCGGGCCAAGCGTATTTATTGCGGATTGCGTCTTTAATTTTTGCAAGTGATGTCATTTGTAGTTCTCCCCATCGTTAAAAAAATCATCCGCGCGGCGCTCCCATTCGTTGTCTAGTTCCTCTTGCAATGTCTCGCGCGCGTCTATCATATGCCAGGGCAAGGGCGCGGGCTGGCTATCAATCCATGCAATTATTGCGTCAATTGTTTCTATGTTGAGAGAGACTGTTAGCATTATGCAGCCTCCGAATAGTTCTCGATCATATGCCGCGCAATCTCTGTCCAGTTCACGTCCGACAAAAACGCCATTGCGTAGCTATAGGCCAAGCCCTCGGCGTTGCCTGTTTCGTGCTCTAGAATGTCGCTTGCATGATGTTGCAACGCCTTTCCAAGATCATAAGCGCTGTCAAAAGATCCCTGCCACCATTCGCGCGGATCAAAGCCATCAAAGATCTCTAAATTGACGCGCCAGGTCGCATAGTTTGTCCAGCCGTTATATTTTTCCATTGTCTTATTCCCCTATGTTGATTTGTTACACTTAGCGCGCCCGCAATAGGCGCTTTACTCTTTTATAGCTGCTAGGCGTTATATTCTCAGGCGGGTGAATAGCTCTATATTCTATTATCCCCGTCGCATAATCTATGCGCCCGCTTCCTGTTTCAGTAAACCAGCGCCCGCTATCCTCATCGGGTTGCGCTAAGTCTAACGCCTCACGCAAAGACATAGTGTAAACGCCGTCTTTATCGGCCATTGCTTCGTCTATTGGCACCTGCCACTCTCCAGGCAACACAAAGCCCGTCTCGTCATTGTCACCGTGTTCGGCGCTCTCAGGTGATATTGTCTCATAGGTAACTGTGAACATGATCTTACGCTCCTGCTAGTTTGCGCGCTATCGCTAGCGCCTCTTTCTCTTTCTTCGTGCGCTTGGCCGGATCTTTACGCGCCGCGCGCACTACTAATAATTTAAACGCTTTCGTCTCGCTCTCTAATTTGTCAAACCATGTCATGGCATTAGCTCCTGTGGATTTGTTACGCATAGAAAAAATATAGAACCGCCAGCGCCATCACCGGCACAAACAGCGTGGCCGCTATAGTAAAAACTATTGTTTCAATGATCTGCACAGTTCTCATGTCTCAGCCCTCCGAAAATACTGGTTCAACGCCCCAGGCCCAAGTGGCGCTGGCGGTAATTAATAAAGCCTCGCTATTTTTAAGCGCTGCATAAATAGCGGCCATAACATTGTTAGCTTGAACGTGACGATCTTGTTGCATTGTGTTGTCTCCTGTAACTACCGAACTTACTACCGAACTTATGAGAGTAAGTTATCCCCATGTTGATAACTTGTCAAGATCTTTTTTACAATGTAAGATAGTTTTTTATTTAGGCTTGTTTTGGGTGGTTGTTGGGTGGTTGTTGGGTAGTGAGTTGGGTGGTCAACAATGCGCTGCGAGGCGCAGAAAGCCTAGAGTTGGGCGGTATGGGTTATACTCTTACTTATATTTATCTAAGAATATAATAGTCTATAAGATTAGTAGACTAACTATTAAAAGTAAGTCAGCGACTTAAAACCGACTGCCCAAACCGCCCAGAACGCCCAACTTTTGTTTCCGAGCTTTTTCCTGGCGCGCGCGCGCCAATGATCTTGTTTATGTAAACGTAATTGTATACTAGTTTATGTAAACAGCATTGAGCCTGGAACTGGAGGGGGGATGGGCCTTGCGCGGTCTGGGAATATCTACGCAGGGATTACGCAAACTTTTTTTATTTTTTGAAATCGCCGCAGAACGTGGTAATAAAAGTTATGACATTCCAATCGCTCCCCTATGAGCCACGCAAGATTGAAGCTACCGAGCAACGGTTGACGCAGATTTATGACGCCGCGAGAAAAGGCCTGAAAGGCGACGCGCTGGCGTTGGCCTGCGACATGATGCCAATTGAATATCGTCGGCTAATACAACTCGACCCGATTGCGGAATACGCCGAAACCAAAGGCCGCGCTGACGGCGAGGCGGAAATGGCGGGCGTGTTGCGAACGGCGGCATTAAACGGAGACACCAAAGCGGCGTTAGAAGTTCTGAAACATGTGCATGGTTGGGTTGCCAAGCAGGCTGTCAGCGTAGAAGTGAACCAGACCATATCTATTACGGCGGCGCTGCAAGAGGCGCAGCAAAGAGTCATCGAAGGGCAGATCATAGATGCAAACGACGGTATATTCGCCGGAGGAAGAACAGCGCTTAATGGCGACGCTGTGGAATCCGGCGCTGAAGGACGATCCGCTGGCCTTCGTCAGGTTGGCCTTTCCGTGGAAGAAACCGAATACGCCCCTTGAGCACTTCGAAGGCCCGCGCAAATGGCAGCGCGACGTGCTCATCGAACTGCGCGACCACATAAAACAGAACAACGGCAAGATAGACTTCGACACACTGCGTATGGCGGTCAGTTCTGGTCGCGGTATTGGCAAGTCCGCGCTAGTTAGCTGGCTCACGATCTGGATGCTGACCACGCGGATCGGCTCGACGACCATCGTGTCGGCTAACTCGGAAGCGCAGCTCCGCTCAGTCACCTGGGCTGAGATAACGAAGTGGTTGAGTATGGCGATTCACAGCCATTGGTTCGAGGTATCCGCGACGCGGGTGCTACCGGCCAAGTGGATCGCGGAGTTGGTCGAACGTGATCTAAAAATGGGAACGCGCTATTGGGGCGTAGAAGGGCGGTTGTGGAGTGCGGAGAATCCTGACGCATATGCGGGCGTGCACAACTTCGCGGGTGTCATGCTGGTATTCGATGAGGCGAGCGGAATTGATGATTCTATCTGGTCAGTTGCAGCGGGCTTTTTTACGGAAAATACCCCTAATCGCTTTTGGTTGTGCTTCAGCAACCCCCGTCGTAACTCTGGTTACTTTTATGAGTGTTTTAACTCCAAGCGAGACTTCTGGCGAAATAAGGTTGTCGACGCCAGATCTGTCGAAGGCACGGATAAAGCCGTCTATCAACAGATCATTGACGAGTATGGGCCAGACTCCAGCGCCGCGCACGTCGAGGTCTACGGTCAGTTCCCCAACGCCTCAGACGACCAGTTCATCTCAAATTCGCTGGTCGACGAGGCAATGGAACGGCCCGCTATCGCTGACCAGTCCGCCCCCGTCGTGGTCGGAGTGGATCCAGCACGCTTTGGGGCCGACGCCACCGTTATAGCGGTAAGGCAAGGACGCGATATTATTGCCATCAAGCGGTATCGGGGCGACGACACAATGGAGGTCGTCGGTCGTGTCATCGACGTCATCGAAGAGTTCAAGCCAGCCTTGGTAGTAATAGATGAAGGCGGCTTGGGCGCGGGCGTGGTAGATCGGCTCAAGGAGCAACGCTACAAAGTGCGCGGTGTGAACTTTGGCAATAAGTCAGCACGACCGATGATGTATGGGAACAAGCGCGCTGAAATGTGGGGCGCGATGAAAGAGTGGCTGAAGGACGCGAGCATACCGAAGGATAGGTATCTCAAGTCAGACCTCATCGGGCCGATGATGAAGCCGGACTCGAAAGGCACTATCTTTCTGGAAAGCAAGAAGGACATGAAATCACGCGGACTGGCATCACCTGACGCTGCGGATGCTATCGCCGTAACCTTTGCATTTCCTGTCGCCAGACGTGAACAGCGTGTAGACAACACCCGCCGCGTCGCGTATGGTGGCAACGCAGCCTCTTCAGGATGGATGGCAAGCTAATGGTATCATTATCTGTGGGTCGTGGCGAGAAGCTATCGACGAAAGCGGGGGCTGGACTGACAGCCAAAGGCCGCGCTAAATACAATAAAGCTACTGGCAGCAAGTTAAAGGCACCTGCGCCGCATCCAAAGACTGAAGCCGACAAGGGCCGTAAGGCCAGCTTTTGCGCTCGCATGGGCGGCGTAGTCGCTAAGTCTAAGAACGCAGACCGCGCTAAAGCATCAATGAAAAGGTGGAACTGTGGCAAGTAAGCCAGGGCTATACGCCAACATTCACGCTAAACGCGCACGCATAGCCGCCGGATCGGGCGAGAAGATGCGTAAGGTCGGCGCTAAAGGCGCACCGACCGCGAAAGCGTTCAAGGAATCCGCTAAGACGAGGAAGAAATAATGCCTCTAGTTAAGTCAACATCTAAGAACGCCTTTCGTAAAAATATTAGCGCTGAAGTAAAGGCTGGAAAGCCCGTCAAGCAAGCCGTGGCAATCGCGTATTCTGTCAAGCGTTCGGCTAAGAAGGGCGGGAAGTCTAGTGGCTGCAAGTGATGTAGAAGGCGCAGGCCAGGTATCCGACAACCCAGATGGCGACCGTCTGGCGACCATGCGTCACCGCTTTACGGTGGCGAGCGCAGCCTATAGCGACTCACGCGAAGATGAATTAGATGACCTGCGCTTTATGGCTGGCAGTCCAGATAACGCATGGCAATGGCCTGCCGACGTGTTGGCGACCAGAGGCGCGGTGCAGGGCCAGACGATCAACGCACGTCCATGCCTGACGATTAACAAGCTGCCACAGCATGTCAGGCTCGTAACAAATGAACAACGACAAAACAGACCGTCCGGCAAAGTCATCCCTGCGGACGATAAAGCCGACGTCGCGGTCGCAGAAGTCTTTCAAGGTATTGTCAGACACATCGAATATTTGTCGGACGCGGACGTTGCTTATGATACCGCCTGCGACAATCAAGTTACCTACGGCGAAGGTTATATCCGAATCCTTACGGAATATTGCCGCGAAGACTCGTTCGACCAAGACCTGAAGATTGGTCGCGTCCGCAACAGCTTCAGCGTCTATATGGATCCGATGATTCACGATCCATGCGGATCAGACGCGGAATGGTGCTTCATTACCGAAGACATTCCGAAAGAAGAATATGAGCGCCTGTATCCAGACGCGCTGCCGATCTCTGTGATGATGTCGCAGGGCGTTGGCGATCAGTCACTTAGCATGTGGATGAGCCAGGAAACCGTCCGTATTGCTGAGTATTTTTATATCGAACATCAGAAGCGTAAGCTGAACCTGTATCCTGACAATATGACGGCGTTCGATGGCACGCCGATGGATAAGCAGCTTAAGGCGATGTTCGGCAAGCCGCTGAAGTCTCGCACAAGCGAGCATCGGCAGGTAAAGTGGCTAAAGACCAACGGCTTCGAGGTGCTCGAAGAACGCGACTGGGCGGGTAAATGGATTCCCGTCATCCGCGTGGTTGGCAATGAGTTTGAGGTAGACGGGCAGTTATACATCAGCGGCTTGGTGAGAAACGCCAAAGACGCGCAGCGCATGTATAACTATTGGGTCAGCCAGGAAGCAGAGATGCTGGCGCTGGCTCCGAAGGCTCCGTTTATCGGATATGGGGGACAGTTTGAAGGATACGAAACAAACTGGAAAACGGCCAATACGAACAACTGGCCCTACCTCGAAGTTAACCCAGACGTCACCGATGGCGCTGGAAATCCTCTTCCATTACCTGAACGCGCGCAGCCACCTATGGCGCAAACCGGCCTTATCCAGGCCAAAATGGGCGCTGGGGAAGATATCAAATCCACCACGGGTCAATACGACAGCTCAATTGGTGCGACCAGTAACGAGAGGACGGGTCGTGCGATTCTGGCTCGGCAAAACCAAGGCGATACATCCACGTATCATTACGTTGACAATCTCGCGCGAGCGGTCAGATATACGACAAGACAACTCGTCGATCTGATCCCTAAGATCTATGATACGGAACGTGTTGCGAGAATCGTAGGACTCGACGGCGAAGTGGGTATGGTGAAGATCAACCCGAATCAGCCTGAACCAGTGCGCGTCATCAAGGATCCGATCACGGGTCTGGACATTGAAAAGATCTACAACCCATCGGTCGGCACATACGACGTGGTAGTGACGACAGGCCCAAGCTACGCGACCAAGCGCCAAGAGGCGATGGAAGCGATGCAGATGATTTTGCAGACCAACCCGCAGCTCTGGGGCGTGGCAGGCGATCTGTTCATCAAGAACATGGATTGGCCTGGAGCGCAGGAGATGGCGGCGCGCTTCGCCAAGACGCTTGATCCGAAGGTTCTGGATAATACGGATGAGTCGCCAGAAGCGCAGATGATGCGCGCTCAGATGAACGACATGGCGAACCAGATGGAACAGACTGCGGCACTCGTCCAGCAACTGCAACAGTCTTACGACATGCAAAAACTGGCGATTGACGAGCAAAATACGCAGATCAAGGCGTATGACGCAGAGACAAAACGTCTTCAGGCCATGCAAAGCGGGCTGTCGCCTGAACAGATCCAAGACATTGTAATGGGAACAGTCGCAGCGGCTATGGACACGGGCGACATCGTGCCTCGTAATACGCCGATGCAACCACAACTGCCAGGATTAGAATAATGAGCTGCGCTGACCTTATTGGACACCTGTTTTTAGCCCGCGATGTCACTCATTCGGTGCATTTGAACACCCGCAGCTACGCCAAACATAAGGCTCTGGGCGGTTTTTATGAGAATGTGATCGAATTAGCCGATGATTTGGCCGAAGCCTACCAAGGCAGACACGGCCTAATCGGGCCAGTTACGCTCCATTCGGCTGAAAAAACCAACAATGTCGTTGAGTTTATGGAAGACTCACTCGATAAGGTCGAAAAACTTCGTTACAAAGTGTGCGATAAGGAAGACACGGCGATTCAGAACATAATCGACGAGATCGTGGACTTATACTTAAGCACATTGTATAAATTGAAATTCCTAGCGTGAGGCTAAAATGGCTTATTATCAAGAAATCGAAGCATCTACACAGCTTAAGGTCGGATTAGCCAAGCTAAAGGGCATTTTTGCCAGCTCTGGCACGTCGCCAACGGTTGCTGTGTATGACTCGGCTGCGTCATCGACTGGCGATCCGTTAGTTTTAGCGCAGTTTACGGCTGCAACGCCAGGAAATTACATATTTACGGCGGAAGGCATTAGCCTGAATAAAGGTCTTTATGTCGTTCTAGGTGGCACGAATCCGAAAGTCACCGTCTTTTTCGAGTGAACTAAATGGCCTTTATTTATAATCTTACTGACAGTTGGAACGACGTTGCAACTACATGGAACGGCATAAAATTAGCCGTTACTGACACTGGTTCATCATCGACTTCCAAACTCCTGAATTTAACGATTTCGGGGTCTTCTACAGGGTCATTTACCGTCGATAAGAGCGGTAATTTGGTTCTTTCTGGGTCTGTCAATAAGATTACTATGACGGCTCCAGCCACGGGCGCGACGCTTACGCTTGCTGATGGCTCTAGTTTTATCACATCTGGCGCTTATTCTACGACATTTACGACGACTGGCACGACGACATTGACGCTGCCGACAAGTGGCACGGTCACGGCGCTTGGTAACACAACGACAGGCTCTGGCAGCATTGTCTTAGCGACATCACCAACGTTGACAACGCCGAATCTTGGCGTTCCGACAGCTCTAACGCTTACAAATGCAACTGGTCTGCCGATCTCGACAGGTCTGACGGGCACAGGCAGCGGCGTTCTAACGGCTCTTGCTGTAAATGTCGGTTCTGCGGGCGCGTTTGTTACGTTTAACGGCGCTCTTGGGACGCCTAGTAGCGGTAATTTGTCAAACTGCACGGGCTATCCTTCTGGCAGTCTCTCTGGCTTGGGAACTGGCGTAGCTACAGCTTTAGCCAATAATGTTGGCTCTGCGGGCGCTATTGTTGTCCAAAATGGCGTTCTTGGCACGCCATCTAGCGGCACTTTAACCAACGCAACTGGTCTTCCGCTGACTACTGGCGTGACTGGCACTCTTCCTGTTGCTAATGGCGGCACGGGCATCACGTCGTTCGGCACAGGTGTCGCCACGGCTCTCGGCGTCAACGTCGGATCGGCTGGCGCTTTCGTTGTTAATGGCGGTGCACTCGGCACCCCATCGTCAGGAACTCTGACAAATGCGACGGGATTACCTATTAGCACAGGCGTTAGCGGCCTTGGGACAGGTGTTGCGACGTTCTTGGCGACGCCATCATCGGCGAATCTCGCATCGGCTGTCACGGATGAAACGGGATCTGGGCCTTTAGTATTTGCAACGGCTCCGACGTTTGGCACCAATATTACGGTCGGCACCGCGTCGTCATCGACAGGTATTGTCAATTTCAAAGGCACGACGTCAGGCACTGTGTCGCTGTCGGTTGCTGATGCGGCTGGCACATGGACAATGAAACTGCCAACGACGGCAGGCACGAACGGCTATTATCTTCAGACTGACGGTCTGGGTAATACGACTTGGGCGGCAGGCGGTGGAGGCGGCGGTGGCTCGCCTGGCGGCTCTAATACGCAAGTTCAGTATAATAACGCAGGCGCTTTTGGTGGTTCGCCAGCCTTTACATTCAATGGCACGACGACTGTTGGTGTTGGCGTAGCTTCAACGACAACAGGCATATTTAACCTTTATAATTCTTTAAGTGCTAACGCGGTAAGTATTAAGTCTGGCAATAACAGCGCCGCATGGTCATTGACGCTGCCGACTTCTGGCGGGTCTGCCAATTACTTCCTGCAAACTGACGGTTCAGGCAACACGACTTGGGCTGCGGCTGCGGCAGGCACGATTAATACCGGCACAGTCGGGCAGATCACCTATTATAGCGGCACAGACACGTTGTCTGGCACAACAACTGGCACAGGTGTCGTCACAGCTATCGGCAATGCCGTTAATACGGCTGGCGGTCTGTTAGCCCCTGCGGCAGCTCTTACAGCTAACGCTCTCGTTGTCGGTGGTGGTTCTGGCACCGGCCCATCAACTGTTACGACAGGCACGGGTGTTGTTACGGCTCTTGGCGTCAACACAGGATCTGCCGGAGCGTTTGTTGTTAATGGTGGAGCATTAGGCACACCTTCAAGCGGAACGCTTACAAGTTGCACAGGTTTACCATTATCAACGGGTGTCACTGGCACCCTTCCTGTAGCAAACGGCGGCACTGGCACAAGCACGGCTTTTACGGCAGGCTCAGTTGTTTTTGCTGGCGCAAGCGGCACATATTCTCAAGATAATTCAAATCTTTTTTGGGATAATACAAATAAGTATTTGGGTGTCGGGATTACGAGTCCAACATATAAACTATCGGTAAATGGTGTAGGCAATTTTTACAGCAGCGTTAGCGGATTAGGACGAGTATTTCTCGGAGATCCGGCTGATAACAGTGGTTACGTTGGACTTTACCGAAGCACTCTTGGGCCAACTAATTACAATACTGCGGGCAACGGGTTAAATTTCGCTTCTATTGACGGATATACATTTAATACTGGTGGCGTTTCGTATGGCTCACAGACTGAGCGTATGCGTCTCGGTTCTTCCAGCGCCACGCTGTCTATCGGCACAAGCGCGGCGACAAATCCTGGCGCTATTCAACTATATGGTAGCACTTCAGGCTCGGTCACTGTCGGCGTTCCCGCTGTTGCAGGCACAACGACATTCACGTTGCCTGGATCAAACGGCACAAGCGGATATGCGTTAACAACCAATGGTTCTGGCGTTACATCGTGGAATATTCTTGGGGTGGCTGGCGGCGGCACTGGTCTGACGGCAGGCACGTCAGGCGGCGTTCTTTACTATAGCGCGACTGGCACACTTGCGTCATCAGCGGCTCTTACAGCTAATGCTCTTGTTATTGGCGGCGGCGCAGGCGCTGCACCGGCTACAACCACAACTGGCACAGGCGTCGTTACTGCGCTCGGCGTTAATATTGGTTCGGCTGGCGCTGTTCTTACAACCAACACAAGCAATACGATCACAGTTGGATATAAAGTAACGCCATATAATATTAGTTCTTGGACTAGCTTTACGATTGATCCTGCCAATGGAAACTATCAATATGGCACCAACAACGGCGCTATTACGATAACAGCTCCAGCTTCGGATTGCGCCGTAGATATTTACATCGCCAATACAACTGGCGCAGGAACTATTACATTGTCTGGATTTACGGTTGTTGCGGCTAATACGGGACAAACTCCGCCAACGACAACGACAGGTAAATGGATTCTATCTGTGCGCCGCATAAATGGTGTCTCTTCTTACGTTGTTAATACGATAACAGCATGATCTTGCTTCGATCAGAGCCAAAGATACTTACGCCAGTTCGCAAGACTGAATGGCGCACGCCGTCGCAAGCTCAACAAAAAGATAGTTTTGGCAACGAAAACAGAACTTATTTTTACATACGTGCAAGAGCACATGATGGCGGCATTGTATGGACAGGATGGTTTGAAGATCGTGACGATGCAGACGCATTTTTGTTTGCGATTGTTCAAGGCACTTTAGGCATAGAAAAAGAGCTTTGGCGTTTGCCTACGCCTGCATGGCATCCAGGGATTGCGGAAGAACTATCATATGATTTTGCTACAACGTCATTTTTGACAGGAACAAGCGCCAGTAACCAAACTTACAACGTCCCTTCTGACTGGAATAGTAGTAATAACTCTATTGAAGTTATTGGCGGCGGAGCTTCAGGTAGCGGCGCTGGCGCGGTTAACTATCCTGGCGGCGGCGGCGGCGGAGCTTATGCTAAAGTTACCAACTTAACTTTAACTGCCAGCGGAACTGCAACATACAGACTTGAAGCTGATGTTGCTGGAGGATCTACAACGGGTTCTGCGGTGGCGGGTAATGCCGGAAAAGATGCTTGGTTTTCTAATAGCGGCGCTGCGCCAACAACTACAAGTCAAGGTGCATTAGCCAAAGGTGGGTCTAACGCACAGTCTAATAGTTCGACAGGGTCGGGTGGCGCTGCGGCTTCTTGCATAGGTTCTACGACATATTCAGGTGGTAATGCTACTTCTGGCTCGTATTCTTGTGCAGGGGGCGGCGCGGCAGGCAAAAATGGGGCTGGCAATAATAGCGGAACTCCGGCAGTAGGTGGGGCAACTGGAGGTTCTGGCGACGCCGGAAACGGCGGCGCAGGCGGTTCGGGCGTGTCTTCTGGAACGGCAAACGCAGGCGGAAATGGAACAGAATGGCAAGCCTCTCCGGCTAGAGGTTCTGGTGGCGGCGGCGGCAGCGCTGGTGGCACGACTAGCGCCGCAGGAACGGGCGGCGCGGGCGGCAGTTATGGCGGCGGCGGCGGCGGGGGCGGCGCATCTGGTAATCAGCTTGGAACAGGCGGCGTGGGAAAACAAGGTCTTATAGTTATTACATATGAACCTATTGTCCCTAACTCATTTCCAAATTTACCCATGTTAGGAATGTAATATGGAAGAAGTAGGCTATAAGCTAATAAATGTTAGCGACGACACCGTTATTGAACAATGGGGCGGCATATGGGGCCAATGCCCTGCGGTTCCTAATCCGATTTACTGCCCTAATGGCGATGTTGTTTTTGCTCCAGAAGTTAACGTCGAATATAGCGGCGTTAAACTTGTGCCTTGGATGATGGATGGGCCACCTGTTCCTCAACAAGTGCCTATGTGGGCAGTTCGGACAGTGCTCCAGAACGACAATCTGTTTGACCAAGCTCAAGCAGCTATTGCAGCGTCAACAGATAACGCGCTTAAAAATGTTTGGGAATACGGTAATTTTGCCGATAGAAATTCCAAAGCTATTGCATCTTTAGCTGCAACACTTAATTTGACGGACGCACAAGTCGATCAAATGTTTTTCGACGCAAACAGTTTGGAAGTATGATGAAGATTGAACTTACATCGCAAGAATGGGCTTACATTTTAAACGTATTGGCTCAACGTCCTTATGGCGAAGTTGTTGAACTTATAGCCAAGATTCAGAAACAGGCCGTTGACGATGTTTCTGTAAACGAGTAAATATATACGTTACCGACTAGCCGGATAGCTAGGTCAGAAAGGAAGTTGCCTTGAGCGACGAAGAACAGGCTGTAGCGGAGATCAGCCCCGCGCCGGAACAGGAAGCCACGGCGGCACCTGAATCTGTTGAGACGACGCCGGAGGAACAACAGTCTACGAAATCGTTCACTCAAGAAGAGTTGGACGCTATCGTTGGAAAACGCCTCGCAAGAGAACAGCGCAAATGGGAAAGAGAGCAAGCACAACTGCTTGCGGAGCAACAGGCTAGACAGCCGGTCGCACCTCCGCCCGCGCCAGATGATTTTGAGAACGCTCAAGCCTATGCGGAAGCATTAGCGGAGCAAAAAGCTCAAGAGCTTCTAGCACGACGAGAGGCCGCAAAGCAGCAAGCAGCTCTGCTTGAGTCGTATAAAGACCGCGAAGAGGAAGCCCGTGAGCGATACGATGACTTTGAACAAGTCGCGTATAATCCGAACCTCCCCGTAACGGACTATATGGCCCAAGCCATCCAGGCTTCAGATATTGGCCCCGAAGTGATCTATCACTTAGGGTCTAATCCGAAAGAAGCCCGCCGGATCGCCAATTTGCCGCCGATTTTGCAGGCAAAGGAGATCGGTAGGATCGAGGCCAAACTGGTCGCGGAACCGCCGACAAAACGCACTTCAACTGCGCCAGCTCCTCTTGCTCCTGTCACGGCTACTCGGTCAAGCTCCGGCCCTAGATATGATACGACTGATCCTAGATCGCTAAAGTCGATGTCAACGTCAGAATGGATTGAAGCCGAACGGTTGCGACAGATCAAGAAGTGGGAAGCGCAAAACCGTAGGTAATTAAATCATGTCTAACTCGATTTTAACAATCGACATGATTACTCGCAAGGCTCTTGAGATCCTTGAGAATAGTCTTGTCCTCACCCGCACTGTAAACCGTCAGTATGACGACTCTTTCGCCGTCGAAGGCGCTAAGATCGGCTCAACGCTGCGCATCCGTCTTCCTGACCGCGCATTGGTCACGGACGGCGCTGCCCTTCAGGTTCAGGACGACAACGAGCAGTACACGACCTTGACTGTTTCTTCACAGAAGCACATCGGCGTGAACTTCACGACCGCCGAACTGACCATGCAGTTGGACGACTTCGCTGAACGTGTTCTGAAGCCTCGTATTTCGCAGCTTGCGTCTTCTATCGACGCTGACGTTGCAAACAGCTTCAAATACATCGGCAACTCAGTCGGCACCCCAGGCACGACGCCAGCCACGTCGTTGGTTCTGTTGCAAGCTCAACAGAAGCTCAACGAAAACGCTGCGGTCATGTCGCCTCGTTATGCTACCGTCAATCCAGCCGCTAACGCTGCATTGATCGAAGGCATGAAAGGACTCTTCAACCCTGTGTCGGCTATTTCGAAGCAGTTCAAGAACGGCATGTTTGGCGAAGGCATCCTCGGCTATGACGAGCTGAATATGTCCCAGTCAATCAAACAGTTCACGACTGGCTCACGCACCGGCACTGTAACGGTTAGCACCGCTGTAACGTCGGAAGGTTCAACCAGCATCGTTCTTACGGGCCTCGGCTCAACGACGATCAAAGCTGGCGACGTCTTCACGATTGCTAACGTCTACGCTGTCAACCCACAGACCCGTGAATCAACCGGCTCGCTGTATCAGTTCGTGGCTCTTGCTGACGTTACGGCGTCAACGACCGCTACGGTCACTGTCCCTGCGATGTATTCGGCTTCACAGGCTCTCGCTACGGTCGATGCTCTGCCAGCCGCTTCGGCTGCGGTCACGTTCCTCGGCGCTGCTTCTACGCAGTACCCACAGAACTTGATCTATCATCGTGACGCGATCAGCTTCGCTACCGCCGATCTCTTGCTTCCGCAGGGCGTCGACATGGCAAGCCGTCAGGTTCACAATGGCATCAGCCTCCGCGTTGTTCGTCAGTATGACATCAACAACGACCGTCTGCCTTGCCGTATTGACGTGCTCTATGGCTACAGCGTGATTCGTCCGCAGATGGCCGTTCGCCTTTGGGGCTAATAGAGTGGGCTTTGGCCC